CGCCATCCACTGACGAGATGGAGCAGATGCAGGCCAAGGCGGATGTCGCCAAGGCCGCAGCCGAACGCCTCCATTCGATCGTGGCGGAAGCCCGCAATCGCTGCGGTCTGATGGAGTCCGAGATCGAGGACCAGCTGCAGGAATCCAATTACGCGGCAATCAAGCGCGACCAGATCGAGGCCGCGGTTCGGTACGGGACGGGCGTCACTAAGGGGCCGGTCACCGGCTACCAGCTGCGCAAGGGCTGGCAGCGCGACGCCAAGATGCAGCCGGTAACAGGAGATGACGGCGCTCCGAAGTTCGGTCCCGATGGCAAGCCCGTCATGGCGCAGGAGCACAACGAGGACGGGGCTCCCCAATATGAGGGCGACTACAAGCTGCGCATGACCGAAGGCCGCTCGCCGGCGATGGTCAAGGTCAGCCATTGGAACTTCTTCCCGGACCCCGATTCGCCGAACGTCGCCGACGGCAACGGCAATTTCGAGCGCGACCTGTTCAATGCGAAACAGGTCCGGGCGATGCAGCACCTCGCCGGCTACCGGAAGGACCAGATCAGGGAGTTGCTTCGCGACGGACCGCGGGGAGGGGCGCCAGACTACCTCACGACGTTGAGAACGATCACCGGCACGCAGCAGACCGGCAACGCGCTGTTTCACGTGTGGCACTATTCCGGTCCGCTCGAGGCCGAGGATATCTACACGCTGGCGCTGGCGACCGGAGATGAAGCCACCGCGAGGGAAATGGCCGAGGTCGATCCGCTCACAGAGGTCAACGCGGTCGTCTGCTTCTGCCAAGGCAAGGTGCTGAAGTTCGCGATCTACCCGCTCGATTCGGGCGAGTGCATGTACAGCGTCTACAACCTGGTGAAGGACGAGACTTCACCGTTTGGCTATGGGCTTCCTTCGATCATCCGTGACCCGCAGCGCGCTTTGAACGCAGCCTGGCGCGCGATGATGGACAATGCCGGCCTGATCGTTTCGCCGAACATCATCGTCGCCAAGGACAAGGTCACCCCGGAAAACGGCTTCATGGAGTTCGGCAAGGGGCCGAAGGTGTGGCTCGCTGAGGACGGCCTGACGCCCAACAATCAGGCCTTCGGGCTGTTCGAATTCACGTCGCGACAGGTCGAGCTCGCCAACATCATCGCTTTGGCGAAGCAGTTCATCGACGACATGACCGCGATGCCGCAGATCACGCAGGGCAACCCGGAGAACCTGCCCAAGGACACCCCGTTCGGCACCACGGTACTGATGACGAACGCCTCGAACATCGTGTTCCGACGCTACGTCCGGAACTTCGACGACGACGTCACCGTCCCCGATCTGAGGCGCATGTACGACTGGAACATGCAGTTCAACCCGAAGGAGGAGATCAAGGGCGACTACAATGTGGATGCCCGCGGGTCGAGCTATCTCCTCGCGCGTGAGCTCCAGTCGCAGACGCTCTTGGCGATCGCCATCAATCTCGGCGGCTCGCCGGTCTACGGTCCGATGCTGAAGAACCGCGAGCTGTTGAGGAAAATATTCCAGTCGCAGATGATCAGCCCGGACGAGGTGGTGCTGACCGACACCGAGATCGACGCCGTGCTGGCGCAGGCCGCGGCGAACGACCCCGCAGCGCAGGCAGCACAAATGAAGGCGGCGAGCGAGCAGAAGGCGGCCGAGGCGCAGCAGCGCGAGATCGACGCCAAGGTGGCGATCGCCGAGATGGAGAAGGACGCTGAGGTGCACATCAACGAACTGCGCCTACAGGCCGAACTCGTGCGCATGGCGAACGACATGAAGATGACGGTCGACGAGCTGCGCACGAAGCTTGCGATCAATCGTGAGCAGATCACGCACAAGGAGCGCGTGATGGCGGTCGAGGTTGCCGCCGAGCAGCGCAATGCGGAACAGGCCGCAGCCGCCGGCGAGGATCCGACCGGCAGCGGCGGGTATATTTCGGCGGGGAGGAAGCCCAAGCCGAAGAAGAAGGCCAAGGAAGGAGCCGCAGCATGAAAGTGACCATGTACCAAAAGACAGAGCAGGATATCGACATCCATTCGTTGGGAGCATCGCTCGCTGACGATCCGGCCGGGTTCGCGCTGCTGCTGAAGGAAATCGTTCGCCCGACAAAGACGAAGGACAATCCACTTGGCATGGTTCGGTTCGAGCCACGCGCCGTTGCCGGGGAGATGGTCGGCGCTCATGCGGAAGTCGATTGGGAGCCGTTCTTCGCCATCATCGATTCGGTGCGCCACCTGAAGAGGACCGGCGCATAAAATGGCCGATATCGAAAACTTGAACGTCAGGCGCGCCGAGATGTTGAAGGACAACAGCTTGGTGACGCCGCTCGACAATCTGGAAGACGTGGCGCGCGAGGTCCGCAACGGCACCGTGTGGGCGGACGGGGGCAAGCCGACCAAGGCGATCATCCTGCTGCTCGACGACGCGGACGGCAAGTATCAGACCCGCCGCTACATCTCGGACATGAAGTGCAGCGAGCAGCTCGCCCTGCTCGACGTGATCATGGCCGATATCCGCCGGCAGATGGGCTACTGAGCCATGATCAACACACGCGATCCTGTCTGGGCTGCGGTCTCGCATCTGTGCGAGCAGGGCATCGAGAACGCCCGCAAGAACCTCGAAGCGCACGGCAAGGATATCGGCGACACCGAGTACGAGCGCGGTCAGCTTGCCGCTTTCAAGGCGGTGCTCGACCTCGCCAAGCCAGAGAAGCCATCGACGCTGCCCCGCGACATCGGGCACGTAGGATACTGAGGAGCAAGACTTGAACGACAAGGTGATAGTGGTCGAGGAAACCACCCCACAGGTCGAGACGCCGCCGGTAGCCCCGGCCGCGGTCGACACGCCGCCTGCCGAGCCCAGCCGTGCCGAACTCTGGAAGGAGATCGAGGCCGCCGAACAGAAGGCAGCCGAAGCACCGCCTGTGGCCACCGAGGAGGCAAAGCCCGAAACGAAGGAGCAGGAAAAGCCCGACATCTGGGCTGGCGCCACTCCGGAGCAGAAGGCCCTATACGAGGAAGCGATCCAGCGTGCCCGGTCCAACCAGGGCCGCATCGGGGCGCTCACTCGCCGGATCAACACCCTGCAGGCCGCTGCCTCCACAGCCGCCCCAAGGGAAACGTCCAAGAAGGCGCGCGAGACGATCGAGGCGCTGAAACCGGACTATCCGGAGATGGCCCGGCCGCTCGAAACCATGGTCGACAGCCTTGACGCCCGCGACCAGGCGCAGGACAAGCTGCTTACGGACGAGCTTGCCCACGCCCAGGCCGAGCGGAAGGCGATTGTGGATGACGAGCAGGCCGCGCTATCGCGCATCCATCCCGATTGGATGGAGGTCTTGACAAAAGACGACAATCGGAAGAAACAGTTCACTGACTGGGTGAACGACCAGCCGCTTGCAGTCCGTCAAGCCGCCGCTCGAAACCTCAGTGAGATCGTCGATGCAGCCGAAGCCGCCATTGTCGTGGGCCGCTTCAAGCAGCATCTCGAGGCACTGGCACCCCCGGCCGCAGACTCTACCCTGCCGCCCCCGCCAGTGAGGGACACCGCGCCGCCTGCACAGGTGCAGCCAGCCGCGCAGCCAACGCAACCACCTCCGTCGCTCAGCGACAGGCGTCAGCGTCAGCTCGAGGCTACGAGCCAACCCCGAGGGCAGGGGCCAGCAGCGGTCAACGGATTGCCAAGCGCAGATTCGAACGACCGCGCGGCACACTGGAAAGCCTTCGAAGCGTTGGACAGGCAGCGGGAAGCAGCGCGCAGGTAGGCCTGTCTGAGCGATCCTCGACCTGAAGGATCGCGTCGATGCCTGACGTCATCACGACTTCCACCTCCCCCGGCATTTCTCAGCGTACGACCGTGTACGCTGAGATGAAGATGCTGAAGCACGCTGCGCCTGTCATGGTCCTGGAAAAGACCGGGCAGCCGCTGAAGATGCCCAAGAACAAGGGCGTCAACATCAAGTACCGCCGCCCGGTCGCCATCGAGATCGACCTGACCCCGCTGCAGGAAGGCGTCACGCCCTCTTCGAAGCGCTTCGTGTTCGAGGATGTGTCGGCCACGCTGACGCAGCACGGCAACCTCGTCACCCTCACTGACGTCATCCAGGACACCCACGAGGACCCGGTCCTCAACACGATGTCCATGATGATGGGCGAGAATGCCGGCGCCACGTGGGAGCAGCTGAACTACGGCGTGCTGATTGCCGGCACGAACGTGTTCTACAACAACGGCGCGGCCCGCAACGCGGTCAACACCGCTCTCACACTCAGCAAGCAGCGCGCCGTCACCCGTGCCTTGGACGCCCAGAAGGCGGACATGATCACGAACATCATCGACCCCTCGCCGAACTTCGGCACCACGGCGGTCGAGGCGGCCTACATCGCCGTCGGTCACACCGACCTGTCGACCGACATCCGCAACCTGGCCGGTTTTGTCCCGGTGGCGAAGTACGGTTCGATCCGTACCGTGTCGCCGCGCGAGATCGGCATGTGCGAGAACGTCCGCTACGTGCTGTCGCCGGACCTCGCCCCGGTCCTCAATGCCGGCGGCACTCCGGGCACCGCAGTGCTCTCGACCGGCGGCTCGGCGGCCGACGTCTATCCGATCCTG